AAGTAAATACAGATTTAATTAAAGGTGAACATAAACCTTTAGTAAGAAGACAAATCAATCAGGAAACAGTAAACAAATTTAATTATCAAATTGGTAAATATAATGGGAAGACTGTACAAATTGCAAACTACTATGACAATCATAGAAATTTAGTTGCACAAAAATTAAGATACCCTGATAAGTCTTTTCAATGGATAGGTGATAGTAAGAGAGCAACACTATTCGGACAAAACTTATGGCGTGACGGTGGTAAACTTGTTTGTATAACTGAAGGTGAAGTTGACGCAATGAGTTTATCTTCGATACAAAATAATAAGTGGGCTGTTTGTAGTGTTAAGACAGGTAGTCAAGGTGCAAAGAAAGATTTACAACAACAATTAGAATGGTTAGAAAAATTTGAAACCATTGTGTTGATGTTTGACAATGATGAACCTGGACTTAAAGCAGCTCAGGAATGTGCAAAATTATTTTCGCCAAGTAAAGCGAAGATAGCACAACTTCCATTAAAAGACGCTAACGAAATGTTAGTACAAGGTAAGACAAAAGAATTAATAGATTGTATGTGGGGTGCTAAATCCTATAGACCTGACGGAATAGTTTCAGGTACAGATATATTTGATTTATTAATTAAAGAAGATAATAAAGATAGTGTCCCTTATCCTTTTGAATGTTTGAATACAAAAACATTAGGAATGAGAACAGGGGAACTAGTAACAATAACTAGTGGAACAGGACAAGGTAAGTCACAATTGTGTAGACATATAGCACATCAATTAATTTCTAAAGGTGAGACTGTTGGATATATTGCTTTAGAAGAAAGCATTAAGAGAACAGCATTAGGTGTAATGTCAATTGATTTAAAGAAACCTTTACACTTAACGAAAGAAGGAATTAAGAAAGATGACTTTAGAAATAGTTTTAATCGAACAGTTGGTAGTGGCTCTATGTATCTATTCGACCATTTCGGTAGTACCGAGTCTGAAAATTTGCTATCCAAAATTCGTTACCTTGCTAAGGGTCTTGGTGTACGGTGGATTATTCTTGACCATCTTTCTATTGTTATTAGTGGACTAGAAACTTATGACGAAAGAAAACTAATTGATATGACTATGACTAGACTGAGAAGTTTAGTTGAAGAGACAAACATTGGATTGATTTTAGTTTCTCATTTAAGAAGACCTGACGGTAACAAAGGATATGAAGACGGTTTACAAACTTCTTTAAATTCTTTGAGAGGGTCTCATGCGATTTCACAATTAAGCGACCAAGTTATATCGCTTGAAAGAAATCAAAATGATGAAGAGAATAGAAACTATACAACAGTACGTGTGTTAAAGAATAGACACACAGGAAATACAGGTAAGTGTGGTACATTATATTTTGATGAAGACACTTCTTGTTTAGTAGAAACGAAAGGAACAAATGACTTTTGATTTAAAACGTAGACTAAAAGATGACGACACTTGGTATCTCATTGGTGAGATAGCAGGTGCTATTAATGCAGCTAAAAAAAATCCGTTGCATGATGTCATTCTTTCTCTACCTAATAAATACAAAACTCATGCTGACATTATTTTAAATGAAATGATTCCTTTTGAAGAAGCAGCGTTCAGAATACAAACAGAAAAGGCAACATTGCATTAATGATAAAAAAACTTTTATGGTTTTTCTTTATCTGCTTTTTAATTACTCTTCTGTTTTCTTGTACAACAAATAAAAAAGATTCTAATATAATTTTAAAATTAGGAAGAACAGTAATAACAAACGGAGTAGACTTTAAATGAAAAAGAAACCAAGTCCACCTCTAATAATTGGTAACAAAAAATTTTTTAAGTATAAAATTATTTGGGAAGATATTGTAGGGGACTCAACTTTAGCAACTAGTAATGAATTTGCTAAGATGACTTGTGCTGATATACATACCGAGTGTTGGGTATTTGATAAAACACCTGACTATGTATATTCGTTTGCAAGTTATTATACTTCTAATGGTGAATTAGAATTTGGGGATAGAAACATTTATCCTCGTAGCGTTATAAAGAAAATGATAAGGATATAAAATGAAAAAAATAATAGACAAGATAGGTACATGGTCTCTTTATTATAGAACTGAGATAGTTTATTTTGTTCTTGGATTTATAGTGGGGGCAATAATTATATGAGATATGTTTTTGATATAGAAACAGACGGATTATTATTTGATTGCACTAAGACTCATTGTATTGTTTTAAAAGATATAGACAAGAATGAGATACTTACACCAACAGTCGACCAGGGATTAGAACTTTTATCTAATGCTGAATTGATTGTTGGTCACAACATAATCAAATTTGATATTCCTGTACTAAAAAAATTATATGGATTTAAAACTAAAGCAAAAGTTTTTGATACCATTGTTGCAACACGGTTAATATGGTCTGACTTAATGGACTCTGATATGAGACGTGTACATAATAAAAATTATCCTAGAAACTTAGTGAACAAACATTCCTTAAAAGCTTGGGGTGTTAGATTAGGAGATTATAAGCAACAGATAGATACAGATTGGAAAACATTTACTAAAGAAATGTTAGAGTATTGTATTCAAGATGTTAATGTAACACATACATTATACCAAAAGATTTTGGAGAAAAAATATTCTGAGCAATCTTTAGAATTGGAACACCAAGTTGCTGAGATAATAAGTCAGCAAGAACAGTATGGAGTTTTATTTGATAAAGATAAAGCAACAAAATTATATTCTATTCTTTCTTCAGAGAGAGATAAGATTATAAAAGAAATGGCTGAGACTTTTCCACCTCTTAAAAGAGAAGAAGAGTTTATACCTAAAGCAAACAATAAAAAGCGTGGCTATGTTAAAGGTCAGCCTTTTATTAAAGTAAAGTATGAAGACTTTAATCCTTCAAGCAGAAGACATATAGCTGAGAGATTAAAATTAAAATACAATTGGAAACCTAAAGAGTATACGAATGACGGTCTTGCAAAGATTGATGATAAAATTTTAAACTCTTTAGATTATCCTGAAGCTAAATTACTTGCTCGTTATTTCTTATTAGAAAAACGAATTGGTATGTTAGCTGAAGGTAAACAAGCCTACTTAAAATTGGAACGTAACAGTAGACTACATGGAACTGTGAATACTAACTCTGCGATAACTCAAAGAGCAACACATTCAAATCCTAATTTAGGACAAGTCCCTGCTGTCAATGTTCCTTACGGTAAAGAGTTTAGACAATTGTTTACCGTTCCAAAAGGAAAGTCAATGTGTGGAGTTGATATATCTAGTTTAGAAATTAGATTATTAGGACACTACATTGCGAAGTATGATAACGGTTCGTATGCTAACGTTGTAGTTAACGGTGACATACATACTGAAAATCAAAAACTTGCAGGATTAGATACACGTGACCAAAGCAAAAGATTTTTATATGCTTGGCTTTATGGTGCAGGAGTAAATAAGATTGCAGAGGTAACAGGTAAATCTAGTAAAGACGCAGCTCAAGTAAGAACTCGTTTTCTAAATAGATTACCTGCTTTAAGTAAACTAATAAAACAGGTTCAGCTATCTTCAGAGCGAGGTTACTTGATTGGTCTAGATAAACGACAAGTAAAAATTCGTTCAGTACACGCAGCTCTAAATACTTTATTACAAAGTGCAGGGGCTATTGTATGTAAGCAATGGTTAGTTGAATTTAATAAATCTGTTAAACATATCGAAGGTGTTCAGCAATTACTTTGGGTGCATGATGAAATACAAATTGAATGCCCTGAAGATAAAGCTGAAGAAGTTGGAAAACTAGCTGTTGAGTCTATAAAGAAAACAGGTGAACATTTCAATTTAAGAGTACCGTTGACAGGTGAATATAAAATCTCAAATGATTGGAGTGGGACACACTAATGAAAAATAATAAATTTGATATAGACTTAAAGTATGGCAAAGAACGAGAGAGCAAAGTGGCTTCTTTATTAATTGCTGATAAAGATAAAGTCGAAGTTAAGACTGAAAGAGATTGGTGGTACAAGACAGGAAACATAGCAATTGAAGTAGAATGTTTTGGAAAACCAAGTGGACTGTCAGTAACTAAAGCTGACTATTGGGTACACGTACTAGCAACAGGCAAACAAGACTATTGTAAATTAGTATTTGATGTATCTAAATTAAAACAAATCGTAGAACGGTTTAAAGATAATTATAGAATGATTGGAGATTATAATAAATCCAAATGTATTCTAATACCTTTAGCTGAACTATTTAAAAATGTAGAAAGGAGTAAACAATGATAGAGAGACCAACAACACTTGTAATTGACGGTGACATTCTTGCGTACAAAGCTGCAACCAATTCAGAGTATGACGCTCATTGGGGTGATGGTTTATGGACTGTCCAAGCAGATGAGAACCAAGGTAAGTATTTAATTCTTTCTGAAATAGAAGACCTTAAAGAAAAGTTTAATCCGAAGAAAGTTATCGTTGCGTTGACTGATAAAGACAATTTTCGAAAAGATGTTTTACCAACGTACAAGGATAATCGAAAACAAAAACGTAAACCTGTAATATTAAAGGCGTTACGTAAATATCTAATTGATGAGTGGAACGCAGTTGTTCTACCAAATTTAGAAGCTGATGATGTCATGGGAATCATTGCAACCAAACCTCGTAAGAACAATGAGAAAATAATTATTTGTTCAATAGATAAAGACCTTAGACAAATTCCAGGGAATTTATATAATGGTGAAACTGTGGTTAAGCGTACCCCTAAAGAATGTGATTGGTGGCATTTAATCCAAACACTAACAGGTGACGCTACTGACGGCTATTCAGGCTGTCCAACAGTAGGTAAAGTTACTGCTCAAAAAATTCTTAACGACAAGAAAATGCCTATAGGTAAAATGTGGGAACTTGTTGTTAAAGCTTATGCTAAGCAAGGGCTTATGGAACATGACGCTTTTCAACAAGCACGTGTTGCAAGAATTTTAAGATACGGTGATTACAATAAAAAGACAGGTGAGGTTAAACTATGGCAGATATAAAAAAAGAAATAGTAGACAAACCACCTCATTATTTAAAGTATGAAATAGAACCTATCACTTTTATAATGAGAAACAAATTAGATTTCCCTACAGGAAATGTGATTAAATATGTTATGCGTTGGCGTGATAAGAACGGAGTACAAGACTTACAAAAAGCCAAACGCTACATTGATATGATGATAGAGTTAGAAACAACAGGACAAATAGATAAAGTAAAAAAATGGAAGGGGTAAACATGGACTACAGTAAAGATACATTATTAACTGAAGCAGGTATGAGGATTTTAAAAGACCGTTATTTAACTGATAGCGAGACTAGTCCTCAACAAGCATTTAAAAGAGTGGCTGACACTTATTCAGATGACTCAGCTATGGCTGAAAGAATATATAAATATGTATCTAACTTGTGGTTTATGTATGCAACTCCCATTTTAACTAATGGTGGAACTAAAAGAGGAATGCCAATTTCGTGCTTTCTTAATTATGTTCCTGACAGTAGAGAAGGTTTAACAGAACACTATACAGAGAACGCTTGGTTAGCAAGTGTCGGTGGTGGAATTGGTGGATATTGGGGACACATAAGAAGTGACGGAACAAAAACTTCAGGTGGTTCTCAATCTTCAGGTTCAATTCCTTTTATGCACGTAGTTGATAGTGAAATGTTAGCTTTCTCTCAGGGTAAAACTAGACGAGGAAGTTACGCAACTTACCAAGATATAAGTCACCCTGAAATAGAAGAGTTTATTGAAATAAGAAAACCTAGTGGTGGTGATGTACATAGAAAATGTTTAAACCTTCATCACGGCATAGTTGTTACTGATGATTTTATGAATGTAATAGATGAGTGTACAAGAAATCCAGGTGCAAATGATGATTGGGATTTAATTGACCCTCATACTAAAAAGATTGTTCGAACTGTATCAGCGAGAAAATTGTGGCAAAAAATTTTAGAGACTAGAGTAGCAACAGGTGAGCCTTATATCTTTTTCAAAGATACAGTACATCAAAGTTTACCTGAAACACAAAAACAATTAGGATTAAAAGTACATCATTCTAATTTGTGTAGTGAAATAACTCTACCAACAAATGAAGAGAGAACAGCCGTGTGTTGTTTATCTTCAATTAACTTAGAAAAATATGATGAATGGAAAGATGACCCTTACTTCATACCTGACTTGGTTCGTTTCCTTGATAATGTATTGGAGTATTTTATTAATAACGCTACTGATTTTCTTAGCCGTGCTAAGTTTTCAGCTAGTCAAGAGCGTAGTATTGGATTGGGGACAATGGGTTTTCATTCGTATCTACAAAGTAAAAAAATTCCTTTCGCAAGTGCTTTGGCAAAAGGATTAAACTTAAAAATGTTTAAGCATATCAAAAGCCAAGCTGAAGCAACGTCAAAAGATTTAGCATTACAAAGAGGTGAAGCTCCTGATATGCGAGGAACAGGAATGCGTAACGCACACTTGTTAGCCATTGCACCTAATGCGTCTAGTAGTATTATTTGTGGTGGAACTAGTCCGTCAATTGAACCATTAAGAGCAAATGCTTATACTCAAAAGACAATGAGTGGTACTCACTTTATGAAAAATAAATATCTTCAACAGTTATTAAAAGAAAAAGATATGGATAATGAAGAGACCTGGAAAAGTATTATTGCTAATCGAGGTTCAGTAATGCACTTAGAAAATTTAACGGATTGGGAAAAAGATGTATTCGCTACTGCAATTGAGATAGACCAAAATTGGATTATTGAATTAGCAGCCGACAGACAAAAATATATTTGTCAGTCACAAAGTTTAAATATATTTGTACCTTCAGATGTAAACATAAGAGAGTTACATTTACTACATTTAAAAGCATGGCGAAAGAAAATTAAAACTTTATATTATTGCCGTTCTGAAGCTATTAGAAGAGCAGAAATAATATCAACAAAAATAGAAAGGAAAGTTAGACCTGACTCAGAGGAGTGTTTAGCTTGTGAAGCTTAATGGCAAAAAAGAAAAATAATTTATATGGTAAAGTAGAACATGACAGCCGAGCCAAATATAAAAAAACTAGTATAGGACGTAGACCTAGCCCAACTATGATGAATAAGTCTTCACGAAAAAATTTTAAAAAATATCGAGGACAAGGAAAATGACAAAGTGTAATAACAAATGTATGTGTGGTAGAAACATACATGACAAAGATGAAAAGAAACAGAAACAACAAAAGCAAACTGTTTTGTGGACTGTCTACCATACTGTACTTGCAGTTGAGTTAGCTATAATAATTTTAATAGAAGGTATAGAACTTTTTGATTACTGTAGTTATTGGTGGGGGTATAATTAATGACCCACCGTCATATAGTTATACGAGCAACCGTGGGTAAGCCACCTATGGATATTCGTAAAATAAAAAAGTGGATTAAAAAATTAATTAAAGCAATAGGTATGAAACGCTTAGGACAACCTATTGCTGTCTATTGTCCAAAAGAAGGAAATAGAGGTATTACTTGTGTGTCGTGCATTGAAACTTCACACATAGCATTACACTCTTGGGACGAAAGTTCTCCTGCTGTTGTTCAATTAGATGTTTACACTTGCAGCACTTTAAATAAACAAACTGTATTTGATTATTTAAATATGTTTGAACCAAAAGAAATTAGTTATCAAGTTTTAAATAGAGATAACGACATAACAATAGAAAGGACAACATGAGTTTATTAAAAGAGAGAATATATTATAAACCTTTTGAATATCCGTGGGCTTTTGACGCTTACGATATGCAACAGAAAATGCACTGGTTACCTAGTGAAGTTCCTTTAGCTGAAGATGTAAGAGATTGGAACGAAAGATTAAACAAAAGAGAAAAAAATTTAATAACACAGATTTTAAAATTCTTTACGCAAGGTGATGTAGATATAGCACAAGCTTATTTAAGTAACTACATTCCTAAATTTAAACCACCTGAAATAAGAATGATGTTATCAGCATTTGCAACAAGCGAAGCTAATCACGCTCACTCTTATTCTTTATTGAATGATACAATTGGTTTGCCTGATAAAGAGTATCAAGCATTTCAAGAGTATAAAGAAATGGCAAATAAACATGACTATTTATTTAAAGATAAAGGTAAAGGTGTTGAAGGACTTGCACGTGAACTTGCTGTATTCTCAGCATTTGGTGAAGGTCTTCAATTGTTTGCGTCTTTCATTATGCTATTAAACTTTCAAAGATATGGTAAAATGAAAGGTATGTGTCAAATAGTTACTTGGTCTATAAGAGACGAAAGCCATCACGTAGAGAATATGATTAAATTATTCCACGCTTTAATAGATGAAAATAGAAAAGTTTGGAACGATAATTTCAAAAAAACTTTATATCAGATATGTAGAGATATGGTAGACTTAGAAGATAAGTTTATCGATTTAGCATTTGAAATGGGTGGAGTCCAAGGACTAGAACCTAAACAAGTTAAACAATATATTAGACATATAGCTGATAGAAGACTGTTGCAACTAGGTTTAAAACCTAATTTTAAGGTAAAAGATAACCCTTTGCCTTGGTTAGATTGGGTATTAAATGGCGTAGAACATACGAATTTCTTCGAAAATAGAGCAACAGAGTATACAAAAGGTAACTTAACAGGCAATTTATGGGGCTAATTAGTCCCCATATTAGAAGGAAATAGATATGAAACAAAATGAGAACAATCAAAATCCTTTAGATGAGATACAATTACCGTATACAGTTGACGAATTGATTAATGTTTTAGATAACATTTATCCTGAACGGTCTCCGTCATTAAAAGATAATGATAGAGAAGTTTGGTTTAAAGCAGGTCAACGAAGTGTGGTTAATTGGCTCAAAGATTTAAAGAAAAGAAGTGAAGATAATTTATTAGGGGGACAATAATATGTGCTTAGGTGGAACAACACAACCAAGTCAGAAGTTTGTCACTAGACCTGACCCAACATTAACTTATGTTGAAGGTAATATCTTTGACCCTAAAGATAATCCACCAGAGATAGATAAAACTCCTGTAAAGAAAACAGATAAGAAAAAATCTTCAGTTTCACATTCTTCAGATTTAACAATTAACTACTAAGAGAGGAGTCAAATTATGTGTATGGGTGGTGGACGAAAAGTCCAAGAGCAAGTACAACAAGTTCAACCTGTTAGAGCAATGTCTAATCCTGACGAACTATCTCCAACAATCGAGTTAGCTTCAGAGGACGCTTTAGAAATTGCAAAGAAAAAGAAATCTAAAAAGGGAACTACAATGTTACAAACTGACCTTAATATTCCTGGTTCAAATATAACAG